CAAACGTGGGTGAGGATAAAACACCAGGCGGCGTGGACCGCGATTCGATGCCAGGCCAAGACTTCGCTGGTAAGGACCGGTCATTCCCGATTCACTCACCAGGCGACGTCTCAGACGCAGCGCAATCCATTGGCCGAGCTGGTGATGACAATCACTCACCTGAACAACTTAAGACAAACATAAAGCGTATTGCGCACCGTAAGGGACCAGACTACGTGGCGCAGCTACCAGACTCCTGGAAAAATGAGGATAGTACCGTGGACAAGGCAGGCGAAGAAACCGAAGTCGAGAAGGCAGAGGATGCTAAGCCATGCACGCTTTGCCACGGTGGTGGTAAGATTCGTGATGGTAACGTAACTTGCCCACGGTGCCACGGCGATGGTAAAATTTCAACTGGTGAGTCGGATGAGCACGGTGACTCGCAAGATGACGATAGCGATGATAACGATAACGATAATGCTGAAAAATCAGATGCACCAGCGCTGAGTAAGAAAAAGAAAAAGATCACCATCGAAACAGATGATAATGATGACTCTGACGATGATGGTGACGATGACGATGACGACGATTCTGACGGCGATGGTGGTGATTCCAACAGCGACGCGGATAATTCGAATGATGACGCGGATAACTCGGATGATGACGACTCAGATGACAATAACGATGATGACGATGAAGTAAATAAGGCTTCAGACACACCAATCTTCGGGAAGAACCGAGCCACCTGTGTTAAGTGTGGTGGCGTCATGAAGGCGAAACACCAGTTCTGCTCAGCTTGTGGTGCAGCAGCTGGTAGTGAACCGGAGAAGACTGGTGCGAAGAAGAGCGTGGCCGAGCCAGACCTGGTAAAGGGTGGAGCGCGGTCTTGCAAAGAGTGCGGTAAGAACTACCACGCTGACTCGAAACGAGTAAAGTGCAAGAACTGTGGTACTAAACTGCCAGCTGCATCGAAGTCATCTGAGGTGGATGTCACCAAGGGTGTCTCACCAGCGGTTGACAGCCCATCACCAGCTGATGGTGTAAAGGGTCATGACACGAAGCCGATGGCACAGCACCGGGAGCCAGATGGTGCCGAGGTAGAGGCGTATGAGGATGATTCTGGTATGCAAGAAGGCGACCAGAACTCCGCGCCAGCACAGCCCACTCACCTTGAGCAGCCTACGCTGAAAGCTGATGCCAGCTCACGGGCCATGCAGCGTATCCTCAAGTTCGATACCTCACAGCACCTCGGTATCCTCCACGACCTGACCTGCCCCGCGTTCCATCCGTCCAGTATCGCGAAGTGCTATCCTGAGCGTGATCTGGTAGATGAGATGAACGTGGAGGAGTTCCAGCAGAAGTCGCTCAACCTGACCGCTTCACTTCCTTACCACCAAGCAGCTAAGGCGAGTCTGCTTGGTGCACATGCCAGCATCTTGAAGAGTGCTGACCAGAAGGTGCTGGATGAGGCGCGAAGTGAGCTGCACAAGGCATTCAGTGACGCTAATCCTGGCCCTGGCACAGCACCAACACCAGCAAGTGATATCATGCCGGGCAGTTATAACCGGCCGTATGTCACGATGGGACACGCTGCACCGTCACCGCAGCAGGGTCCACCCAACACCACTCCCGTGGTAAGTGGCAGCATTAACGCTGAGCAGTTCACCAGACCAGCACTAGTCGTGGGTGAAGCAGCACCGAGCCCAGTCAACAACGGTCCGATGTCCATGGCCGTGACTCAGGCGCTGCAAAACGTCGCGATGGCGAATGACATGATGTCGGGTTTGCGTGCGACTGGTGGCTCGATCCCGGGAAGCGTTCCAATCCCAATTATGCCACAGGGATTGCAAACTGGCCTGAGTGGAGTACCGAACGTCACGGCCATGAAGAGCCGGACATTCTACTCGCACGCGTCCAAGGACCAGGTTAAGGCCGCGATGCAGGGTATCCACGATCACGTAGCCAACGTGTTCCCCGACCTGTGCCCGATGAAACATGATGATGACGACCAGACAGCGAGCAAAGCGGTTGCACCGCCAGTCCTCGGTGAGCCAGTCACCCAGGATAACGTGGTAATTCCACGGCAGCTTACCAAGTCCGCCACTACCACCGCTGCAACCACCATCGCAGATAAGGTCGCAGCTGGTTTCACGAAGAAGGACCTGAAGCGGCAGCGGAAGATTGAGCAGATCGAGAAGCGGCTAGTGGAGGAGGCAGCGTTTGCGCTGGCAGCGATCCCGAAGGCTGAAGCCGAACCAGAAGTTACGAAGGCAGAAACCGTAACTGGTGAGCTGTCGGTAACTGAGAGCGATGGGGTACGAGAGGCGATTGAGAACCTCTCGAAGCAGATCGCTGAGCGTGATGAACTGCTGGTCAAGCAGTCCAAGCAGCTGAAGAAGGCGCAGAAGGCGATTGATGAGCTGTCAAGCCAGCCTGATCCTGCGGTGAACGCGTACCGTGGTGGGATGCTAACCGCACCGACGTACCTCGCCAAGCAAGCGTCAGCAACGCAGTCGGCGGTACCAGACATGGCAGACGTGCAGAACCGTACCAAGGCCATGATGCTCCATGAGCTCGAGGACCAGTTCCGCAACAGCGCGGATCCGTCACAACGTGAGGCAGCGTGGAAGTCGATCCTTACGATGCGCGGACTGTGATACCGTGTCGTATGATCCATACCAGCTTAGATCTGTTCACGATGAAGCTGCTACTCGGCTGCATACGTGGTATAATAGTCATATGCAGCAGGAACAGGAAGTCACGAAGAATACCGAGCCAGATGTCATCAAAGTCGGACCTGAGGGGTACGAACACGGGTGGATTAAAGTTGGCAGCCCTGAGCATAAGGCTTTCAATAAGTTGAATGCTACATCCCAGCGACACGTAGCTATGCATCTTGACGCCGCTAGTGACGCGAAAATCGCTGGTGATCACGTTGAGGCGAGTGATCGTCTTGATGACGCCGCTGATTCAGTGGCTGTTGGCGGCGGTAATAAGAAATTGGTGAACCACCTTCGTGGATTGTCTCGGGTTGAGGGGACAGCAGCTCAGGCCGAGACTAATGCTTATCTGGTAAGTCGTTATGGTACCAGTGATGTTAACCAGGTTGGTACCATGTAAGCACATGAAAAGCTAGTGAACCTGTGTCAAGTTGATGCTCCTTGTGGTATACTGATCTTGTAGGACAGGAACAGGAAACCACAAGGAACTGGAACCAGACACATGAGGATCATCAAGCACAGGCGCATCAACGGCTGGGTGTACGTTCGCCGTACTGGCGAGGTAACCGGCAGCATCATCTTCCACCCGCGTTACCGGTACGGCAGGATCATCGACGTGGATGGCAACAAGGCGTCAGCCTGGTTCTCCACGGGTATCAAGGCCACGCTCGGCAAGATGGGTCGAGGCGGTCCGCCAGACAACAGCAGCGAGCACTACGTGCCAGATGTTCACGGCAGGTCACACTTCGGTATCGATGGTGCGGCAGGCCTGATCATCTACAACCACGGAGCGGATGACGAAGTTCGCTACCTGTTGCAGCAGCGTGGTGAATGTGTGAACCTATCTGGTACCTGGAGCACGCCAGGTGGTGGATTGCACTACGGTGAATCACCCATCCAGGGTGCTAAGCGTGAGGCTGCTGAAGAACTTGGCTCAACTCACATCAGCAACCTCGAGCACACCGCGGTGATCACGGTTAACTATGGTGGCTGGAAGTACCACACGGTTCTGGTTGAGTCACTTGCCACGTTTACGCCGGACGCGTCAGATGCGACTACAGCCAGTGAATCAGTTGGAACCAAATGGGTTACCGCAGCTGAGGCGCAGATGTTGCCGCTGCATCCCGGATTCGCGGCTTCATTCTCACACATCCAGGCGGTTGTGGCCGAGGTTAGTGGCACCAGGTAAGTCACCAGTCGACTAATATGAGGATCGTGAGCTGATGTTTCCTGCACCATATGATCACCGGTCAGTTCATGATGATGCGTCCACACGGCTGCGCTTGTGGTATAATGATCATATGAAGTCGGAACAGGAAGTTACGAAGAACGTTGCTGAACCAGATGTCACTAAGGTTGGCCCGAAGGGCTACATTCACGGCTGGATAAAAGTCGGCGCTGGTACTGATGATGCTAGTAGCATTGGTAAGGCTTCAACAAAACTACGCTCCATGAGCGATAAGATGCACAGCGAAGCAGAAGACAACGATTATCACGGCGGTGATATTACTCGCTATCATCAGGCTGGAGTGGCATTTAGTAAAGCTGCTGATGCGCTGGATGCTGGTAAGCACGATGAAGCTGTGAATCACCTTAATCGTGCAATTGGGCACGGTGTACGATCGCGTTCTACCACTACAGCTGGTGACAATACCATTGATCGCGCTAAGAAGATGTATTCCGGTGTTACTGGTAAGGCCTATAAACCAACACCAGAAATCTCGCGTGAACAGGCTAGTTGGAAGTCTCACGATGAAATGAGTTATGACGAGAAGCACGGTGCTGAAGATGGTTACCAGGACCTTGAGCATGGTGATAAGTCATATGAGCCAATGCCATATGGTAATGAGCTGGATGAAAACTTTGATGAAGATGACGATTCATCATCACAGTATGGCGACGATGATGAAGACGATGAAGATGATGAATAGACTTTAACCAGCGGGTCTGGTTAACTGCGGCGGGATGCCGCATCAGAATGAAAGCAGCACGCTTCACGATGAAGCGTGCTGTTGCTGGCTGAGGCTGGCGTAAACCAGTAAGGATAATAACCATGACGACAACATTCCTCGACACTTCTTAGCAAGCGGCGCGCCGCGCGTCGCTGAAAATCACGCGTAACCAAAAATGAAAGGCCATTATGGCTACCACCACCGTCGAGGTCCCGATTGGACCCGACCTTAGCCTCCCGGGACGGGAGGCTGCAGTCGAAGCACACCGCTCCGGCTCAGTAAGCGACGTTATCAAGTCGCGTATGCCCACCCTGGTCAAGGGCTGTACCTACGCCCAGGGCCTCAACCAGCCGCTGAGCGACCCAGGCGAAATCCTGATGCGATCAGCACAGGCAACGCTGGATCTCAGGACGTCGATCTACCAAGGTCTGACGGACCGCCCGAGTGTTGTTAAGGGTATGAGTCCAGATTTCCTAGCGCAAAGAGGTTTTCTCTCAACTGCGCTAAACACCCCGTCGCCTGTTGAGCAGATCCAGAAGCTGCTGGCGAGCATGCCGGGTGGGGCGGAAGTTGCCAAAAGTTTCACTGCTGGGTCAAGTGGCCCCGCCACTCGGTAACGAGTAGCTGATAACAGTACTGTTCAGGGGAAGCCCTCCATATTATGGGTAATCCTGAGCTACGATGGCATCTATCGTAGTGCAGAGAACGTATGTACTGGATCCATGATGAATCGCGTATTGAGATGCTACAGTACAACGTTTATGGATCATGAGACGTTCCGAACTGCAATGATGGTAAAATTGCAGAGTCTGGTGGAAACAACCAGGCCCATCACACTATGTGATGAGTAACAATTAGCACTTGGCATTGGATCAGTGTCCGGCCTTGTTCCGTTCGACCTTTCATTGCGATGGGGTCCTCACGCGGTAACGCGTGTGTCTTCCACTTGAATGCGAAGTAGTGTCGCACCTTCGCGGCTGATCTCAAGTGGAGGGATCTCCGCTCAGTAATGAGCGTGATTAAATCGCGAGAATTGCTGGAACCTCCTGTTAGACACGTATGCTACAGCGTGATGTGAAAACATGAGCGCGAATGCTTGAGAAATACGTGGTAGGGATGATCAGCAGCCGAGCCCACTCCTCGGGATGAGAATGGGAAGGTTCAACGACCATGCACGCGACCCCGCTGAGGCGGGCGAAGATATGGTCTGGTCTTACGTCAAAGCGTAAGAGGCTGGCAGAGATGACCAGCCCGTCACGAGTGATCGTGAAGGTAACAGCACAATCCAGTGTATACGGTGTTTCGTAATAAGCTTCCTCGTCCTGCTGGTCAAGGTACCGCACGGCAAGCGAAGGTGTTCACGGGCATCAGTGGATCACAAACTGGTGGTCAAGGGGTCGTCGATATAAGTATACCAGAGTTGGTACAAAACTCTGGGACCATGAGTGCGACGAACTGGCCCATGAATCTACCGCCGTCTGGCTCGCAGACGGAAGTAGATTTGAACGTTCCCTCGCTATGAAGAATGGTAGGGGCCTCATGCAGTAATGTGTGAGTGCAAACCGCGCTGTATCGGTGAAACTCCTTCGCATTGATGAAAATCAGTGGTTATGTGGACAATACCGAGGCAATCCAATTGCATCCAGTGATTGGCGAGTCCGTAACGACTAGACGCGCGGAGTCTGATTTACATCAGATTATGGTATAGTCTGATCTGCGTGGAAACACGTAGAGACTAGCAGAAATGACTAGTCCCATCGTTTTTTAAACGATGAGTAACAAAATGACCGTTTCTTCGGTTTGACCGAAGCGCTTTCGTGGTTGGCGCAATTCGCCGGCCAGGGTTAACAGAGAGTAACTTTCTATTACTAAAAGTTATCTTCGAGGCCCCGCTGCTTGGTAACAGGCAGATGACAATGCTGCTATATCGGTGGACTCCTCTCCCTACCATGTGGTAGGATAAAATTAATGGACAATACCGAGGGAACCCCAGAGCCTGGGGACTCCGTAGAGACTACACGCAGCACATCACTTAGCAAAGAACAGCTTCAACAGGATTACGAAGAAACCGGCGGCTTGCGAAAGCTTGGCGCAAAATACGGTGTTAACTATGGCGAGGCACGCAAGTGGCTCGTAGAAGCTGGCATCGAAATCCAGAAACGTGGATGTAACGGTTCTCGTCATACTGAAGCGTGGTATGAATCACAGAGAAAATTCTGGAATGATCCAGTATGGAAAGAAAATCTCAGTGAAATTGCTCTCGCTCAGTGGCAACGACGTAAAGAATGGCTTCGGCCTGTAGAAACACCAACTGGTGTTGACTACTTGCCGCCCGCTGAAGCTGAATTGCAAGATGCTCTTAAACGAGCGTCAGTTTCATTTACCTCAAATGCCATCGTACTACGTGGTAAATACTACGTTGATGTACTTCTTCATGACCGGCTTCTCGCTATCGAAATTGATGCTAAGCCAGATCGTGTTATGGAAGAGTACAACGTAAAGCGATCACGAGAGATACGTGATTCTGGGATAGAAATTGTAAGATTCGCAGCTGAAGACATATTCGCTCATGCGGATGAATGTGTTAGATCACTCAGCATTCCAGCGGAAGAAAACCCAGAATGTACAATTCGCTCACCTCAACGTACGTATGGACTTCTACGGTCGGCACAAGTTGGTAGACGAAAAAGTGACGATGATATAGTCCGGTCTGCATTGATGGAAAAAATGCAGAAGCAGGCAGAAATGACCTGCTCTCCTGATGATGACAATGAGAGTAAATAACTCTCAGTTATTAGGAAGTAACAACTCCGTTCGAAGATGTAAGTGCATTGGCATCCCTGATTCTCTTGCAAGAGATGATGATCATCGCTGGTCCGCTACGCAAGTAATTGTGTAGATGTATGGTACTGTTCAGGGAACCCCACCATGTTACTGGGGAATCGTGAGCACCATAACGCTTTATGGTGTGCAGAGACTGTATGTACCGAATCCGCTACGGATAATTTATGTGAAGCGACATGCATGATTAGCCACGGATTAAGAGACAGTCCGAACTGCTGGTATGGTAAACCTGCAGAGGCACGTAGAAATAACGTGCCCCATCACGTAAGTGATGAGTAACAAAATGGGGCGAAGAATATGCAATGCTCTCCCACTCCAGCGTCAAGCTAACAACTCCATCCGCTCCAACCTGCACTCTTCGTACCGCAGGTTCCAATGAAACTCCACTCTCTCCAACCTCAGGCACGCTGTACGTCACTGTCACCGCCACGAACTACTACGGCGAAACGGCTGCCAGCAGCGCCAACAGCTCCATCACCCTGACGACTGGTAGCGTTGTTGACGTTACCATCCCATACGTCAATGCGGGGCTGCAGTACAACATCTATGCCAGCACCACCACGGGCGCGGGTAACCAGTACCGCATGGCCACCGGTGTTGGTGGTGTCCGTTATACGCTCCAGGGTGCGATTCCAACCATCGGCACCACCGCTCCGACGACCGACACTGGCACCGGCGCGAACACCAGGATGGAAGGCATCATCCCGACGCTGACCGGTAAGTCAGCCACCTCCAGTGTCTACCCATCCGGGTGGCAGGGTGGCTACTACAACCCGAATGTCGGCACCCATCTCTCCTACAACGCGATTTACCAGGCGCTGGATGGACTGTGGGAATCCGTCTTCACCAACCCAGGCGCGTTCCGTGCTGACCCGGCGGAAATCGTCGGCGACGGTGGCGACCTCATGCGCCTCTCCACCGACATCATCAGCCAGGGTGCAGCCACGAACTACCGGCTGTTCCTTGACCAGCCTGATGTTGGTGGCGTTAAGATCGGTGCGGCGGTTTCGCAGTTCCAGAACCCGATTACCCGGTCTATCCTTAACCTCGTCGTTCACCCGTGGCTTACGCAAGGCACCGCACTGCTGCAAACGTATCAGTTGCCGCAGACGTGGACGAACGTCGCTAAGTAAAAATTGGCGCCTCACTCGGTAACGAGTGAGTGAAAACACCGAGAATTGCTGGAAAACCCGTACCACCTAACGCAGCTACAGCGTAGCATGAAAATGCAAACGCGAATGCCTGAGAATGCGTTAGCAGGGGCAATCAGCAGCCGAGCCTGCCTGCTTTAAAAAGCGACAGGAAGGTTCAACGACCATGTACGGTGCGTCCTTTACGGATGAAGATATGGGCTGAGCTGCATGGAGACATGCAGAGCTTAGCAGAAATGACTAAGCAGTGCGTATTAATATGCACTTAACAATACTGAATGCCTGGGAAATGACCTGAATTAGCGGGTCCATACTCGGTAACGAGTAATGATAAACCACGAGAATTGCTGGAACATCTCGGTAAGCATTAGTACCACAACGTGAGTTGAAAAACCGAGCGTGATGGTTTGAGAAACTAATGACAGAGAAAATCAGCAGCCGAGCTCGCCTATCATATGATGACGAGAAGGTTCAACGAGCATGCACGTGGCTCCTGGAAACAGGATGAAGATGTGCTCTGTTCTTACTGGAGATAGTAAGAAATTGGCAGAAATGACCAATTCTAATTGCAGCTATAATGGCTCAATTAAGTAACAAAAAGGCGTCCAGGATTATGTTAGTATCGCGTGGCCTGTAATTGACGCGTCCTTCCGATATTCATTGTTCCTCGTTTATTAGGGGCACTATTCTGGTAACAGAATAAGTGAATCGGTACTGTTCAGGGAACCCTACCTGCATTATAATAGGGAATCCTGAGCGTTGGTAATGCCTACCAGCGTGCAGAGACTGTATGTACCGGATCTGTGTTATGATATCAGCTACGAGGCATTACGTGGTTAATATCGCAGATCAAGAGACAGTCCGATCTCATGAGATGGTAAATCATGAGAACCAGACGGAAACGATCTGGTCGCATGAGTAATCATGTAGTAACAGCTTGCTATGGAGCGCTCGTCAGCTACGCGCCATTCTACTCCGGAATTCTACAAGGCCTTTCGACAATGTGAGGGTCGCCGTTTCGCGAGAAACGGGCAATAACATCGAGAATTGCTGGAACCTCCCATTAAATATCAGCACCACAACGTGATGTGAAAACATGAGCGTGATGGTTTGAGAAGCTGGTAGTAGGGAAAATCAGCAGCCGAGCCCACCTGCGAAAGCGATGGGAAGGTTCAACGACTATGTACGATGCTCTCGTGTAACGAGATGAAGAGAGAGTCTGAGCTGCGTGGAAACACGTAGAGCTAAGCGGAAACGACTTAGCCCAGTATTTTACTGGTAACAAAGTTTACTGTCAAGTATCGGACACCACGCCATACTCATAATATATTATTTTCCAATGACATTTCTCTATGGTATAATAATTTGGTGAGCCAAATTATCCCACAAGAGTCCAGTTAATTGGGAAATAATCGTGGTAAGCAGCGCCGCCAGGAAATCGAACAAAATTTTCTGGCGGCGTCTGCTCTTAGTAGAGAACAGCTTCAAGCTGATTATGAACGCACTGGTAGTCTAAGCAGGCTCGGTGAGCTGTACGATATCCAATATTGGAGAGCACGAGAATTGCTCGTTAATGCCGGTGTTGAAGTCCAAAAACAAGGTTCTAACGGCGCGAATAAATCAGAAGCATGGCACGAGGCGCAACGACGGTTCCGTGAAACTGAAACATTTCGTGCAGCTCAGGCGAAAGGTCGAGAAAGCTACCGTAATAATCCTGAGATGCGTGAACCGCAGCGTCAGATGATGATCAAACGGTACGAAGACCCAGCAGAGCGTGAAAAACAAGCAGAAATCGCTCGCCGACTCTGGGATGATCCTAATCAACCGTTGTATCACTGGGATCGTGAAGGGCATCGTGAGCAAGCGAAGCAACGCATGCTTCAATTGCTTAAAAATACACCACTGTATCCGTATGAGTCAATTGTAGCGACATATCTAGATGAAATTGGTATCGAATATGATCCACATTACATCGATACCGGTCACGAAATAGATTTGTTTATTCCATCATGTAATCTAGACATCGAAATCGATGGTCTAGCTCACACCGCTCATTCGGCTCGGGTACATGATGCAAAACGCGATACATATCATCTTGAAAAAGGTTATCGTACTCATCGCATCACCCACGCTTCCATCGACAACAACTCCTTCATCCCCACTCTCCACCAGGCGCTCAACATCGGCATGAATAATTGAGGCATCATGATCGCTTCGCTGTTCAGTAATCTATCTGACGCCAAGCGCCAGGTAGATGAACGTGCGTTTGAGCGACTGATGCCACTTATGTCAGTGATACCAGATGTCATTAAGGTTGGTGCTGAAGGGTATATCCACGGCTTCATCTGCGTGCGTCCTCCTTGTGGTGATAAACCAGATAAGCTAAAAACAGCCGATCTGTCAGTAAAACGTGATGGCACCGTGGTACATAAACCGTCTGGTTACAGTGTTGGTCGCGTTGACCGCGGTATTACCGGTAAATACACGGCCACACACTCAGATGGTCATACCTCATCTCATAAAGACCGTGAAACTGCTGTTAGAACATTGGCAGGTCACTTTAATTCTGGTAAAACACAACGTGAAGATGGTGTAAAACCACCAAAGAAAACGATTGGTACACCAGCTAATCACGTTGAAGATGTCGTTAGCGATAAAGTGGAACCAGATCACTTCTCAATTTTGAGTAATGATCCAGCTATTCAACAACAATTCACTAGCTTGCCAGAAGATGAGCAAAAAATTGTCGGTAAGCACTTGCCTAAGGCAGAAGAAGCGCTTAATAATAGTTCACCAACGCTGGCATATCATCATCTGTATTTGGCTTCTCAAGCGTGGCACGTTAACAACAAAGATACACCGATTGGTTTGAGAAGATCTCAAGCATTTAAACTATCTAATAGTATTAAATATGATGGTATCCCTGGTCCTGGTGCGTCTAAGCGAATGACGTTGTCTGAGCCAAAACGCGTTGCAGATAACCCAGATGCACCATTTGGTAAGCTATCAAACCCAGAAAAGTACCTACTAAAGGATTACGAAAGACCACGTAGTGGTGGCGCTGATTACTTTAACCCTGCACTGCGACGAGGTGACGGTTCATATCTGTCTGGTGTAAGCGGTGACATCGGGATCCTAGATAGTGCAATCGCTAAAAGCTGGGCACGACAAGATACCACGGTGTATCGTGGAATGTCAGCTCCCGCTGATTTTGAGCTTAAACCAGGTATGAAATTCACCGACAAAGCATTTGGATCAACGACTGAAAGCAAAGAAGAAGCGACTAATTTTGCTTACGCGCGCGCTGGTCAACTGCAGCCTGGGCAAACTGAATCACCACTCGTTGATTTGAAAATAACACCTGGTACTCCTCGCGTGATGAAAATTACCATACCACGTGGGTACAACATGGTAAACGGTGATAAGGGAGTACAGGAGCATATCCTCCCTCGAGGAACCACGTATCGTGTAGATAGTGTGGATGCAGACGGAACAGTAAACCTAAGTGTTGTTATGCCAGATAATGACGTGTAATATTACGTACTACGACTCAGTAGTATCCATGGTCATCGCCATACCACGCAGTGTCTCACATGGACTGCATGAGCAACCGTTTGTTCTAGCTTCGTCAATCGCCATCTGAAGTCCACGCGCTTGCGCAAGTATCACCTGCACTGCCTCAATCGGTGTTGTCATAGTAATCCCTTCTCACATTTACAATTCACCACGGTAAGCACACATCATCATCTTAGCCTCCGCTCCCAGCCACCGCCGTTCCTGCTGACACTCCTCGAACCACGCATCTCCTCAAGCGGCGTTGTTACCGATGAGGTAGCTAACATCCGACATCATCGATCGCAAGTACCGCTCCCGTCGCAACGCCCACTTCGCGGCATCCATGTCGTGTCGCATGCATGAAGAGTTGAATGCCTCTTCTGGTCGTTCATCCATTACTTCGTCTTACCAGCACCTGGAACTACTGGTTCAGTATCCAGGTCTTGCCAATCTGGTAGCAGCCACTCCACGCTCTTCTTATTGTTACTTGTTACCGAGCTCCACTGCACGGTGTACATCTTCCTAGCCACCAGGTGTGATGGAATCGTCAGGAACCAGAGCAGCTTCCCCTTCTTAACGTCGAGAAGCCATCCCTTCTCATATGGTGTGAAGTACACGAGAGTGGTTGTGTTACTCGGTGTAGGGTTCGGACCGTTGTTGATGATCACCGCGTTATGCGATGATCCGCGTTGCCCCACGATCGCGTCCGGGTACGCCTCCAGGTTAATTCCACCAGACTGTGGAATTCGGTACATGAACCAGGTCTGCAGCGATGATCCTTTAATGCACGGTAGCACGTATAGTGGGGTATTATTCCCCGTGCTACTGTCTGCAGTCAAGCACCAGTGTGCGTTATCCGCTGGCCGGATCTGACCTGTGGCTGTGTATGCCTCACCTTCTGTTATCGCTTTTTGTGGAATCGGCGATAGTCTTGGTGATGATGGCTGCGCTGCCATACCACTCAACAACGCAGTTCCGATGATGATCGGAGCGGTAATCTGAGCAATCACGTGTTGATTCTCCTGAGTTAGTTACTTAACCGTGATGGTGGCACCAGCACTCTCGAGAGAAGCCTTCGCCTTCTCCATGGTTTCCTTATTAACAGCTTCCAGTACCACCTTCGGTGCCCCGTCCACCAGGTCCTTGGCCTCCTTCAGCCCGAGCTTGGTAAGAACACGCACCTCTTTGATGACCTGGATCTTAGTGCTACCAGCAGCTTCGATGATAACATCAAACTCGTCTGGCTCCTCATCTTCCACGATGACAGGTATGGTTGGACCAGTACCACCACCATCCGTGGAAACCATCGGTACCGCGGCTTTCACCTCGAATGTCTCCTCGAATGTTTTCACGAACTCGGACAACTCGAGCACGGTCATTTCCTTGAATGCCTCAAGCAACTTAGCGCTGCTCATCTTCGCCATGATTCTCCTCAGTCCTTGTCGTTTTCTTTGAGCCCAGCCTCGAGGTAAGATCGCGCAATACCCCACGCCGAGTATTGCCCCGCGAAGAACCTCGCGTAATCGTCGTGTTTAAGCTCGAGAGCATCAGCGCTACCACGTGCCTTACCCTCTTGCAGCATCGCGAACTGCACCGCGAGTTCATACACGCTTCGTCGCGCAGTCTGCATCGTCTTCCAGCGATCTTCATGCTGGGTAACTGGCTGTGGCAATGCCTCGTCGACAGCAGCCTGCCACTCACCCATCGTGAGTAGTCGAGCTTGTCCGAGTCCCTCGATGATGGCTTCATAATGTGCAGCTGCTGGACCAAGCTTACGTGATTCCCACAGCGGCCGAAGCTCGCTCAGCAGATTTGCGATATCATCTCGTGGGTCGTATGACCAGTTGCTATCGCTCATGACTTCACGTCACCACTCTCGATTTCACCGGCGACCACGTAGCTCTTCACGATTACCGGCTCATCATCAACAGGCCAGGTAACTGTGGGTTCCACTACCGTAACCACGTTGTCTTTTACCACAAGCTTCCACCGGTCATCCGGTTCTTCACCCTGCGCGTCGATGACACCATTGAGAACGTGGCCGCTTATCTCAAAGATAAGGTGAGCGTCAGTAACCGCCACACCGTTGATAACTGGAATCAACGTGGTAAAGATGTTTGCGTTTGGTTTGAGAAATTCCTCGATGAGGAATTGCATCCATTCTTCACCATCATCGAATTTTTCTTGCTCATTCCACTGGATAGTGGTACCATCATCACTTGGTTCCCACTTACAGTAGTAACCGGGATTATCAAGGTGTGAAGCTGTACAATAAGTACGTCTGTCTGGTGGACAGTAAAGCGTTTCATCAGCGACCCACTTACTCGATTGACACGCACAATGACGTGTCTTAGCAAATCGCTTCAGAAACGCCACCTCCGCCGCATTAAGCGGCGGGGTGACGGTAACCTGCCCATCGAAGTCGATGTCATACCCCATCGTGGACTAAACCTCCGGCTTCGGCATCGAGTCTGGGTACATCCGGTGAAGCAGCATGGCAAGTGTCTCACTGAATGCGAGCCACTCGTAACCCTGGTCACCACTGTCATCAAGGATGGCTCGTAGTGATCGCTCTTCCTGGTTTGCCAGCCACCTGGTGACGACATCCTTACGAATTACGCCGATGTGAGCGTAGAAGATAACCAGGTTGGTAACGCTCTCGCTGAACTGGTCAGCATCCGGGTCTACTAGCGGGGTCAGCTGGTAGGAGCTATCCATGAATGCCATCGGGTAACCGCCGACCATAACTGTGGCCGTTACTGCACCACCAGCAGTTGGCGTGGCCATGACGTACATGATGCTGTTGTACTCAGGCCACACGATCTCACTAAGGATAACTCGTGGGGCCGTTTCTTCGGTCATGATCTTCACTTCCTTTTCCTTCTTACTGTAATTATACCACATCATCAACCGGAAGGACAGCCTCGTGGCTATTTACGCCAACGGCCCAGCGTACCAAAGCACCAGCGTCACCAACAGCGCCACACTGGTGTTCGGTGGCTCAATCACCACGCTGGCTGCGATCACCCCTGCGGTGACGCTTAAGAACGTCACTCTCTTCAATTCAGGTACCACGACCGCATTCATCGGCGGATCCAGTACTACTAGCGCTGCGTTGCCACTCGCACCAGGTCAGCAAGTCCTCATTGAGGGGTACAGCACCACGAGTGGTACCACCACTCACGACCTGTATGCCATCACCGCAGCTGGTACCACGACCATCAACGCTGGTCTTACCACGCAAGGCCTCGTGGACTAACTTACCGGATCCAACTTAGCCAGAAGGAGGCGAGGCGCCGATGGCGAACTTCGCGGTAGGTAACGTGGCAGTACCGGTGTTCGTGCCGAATCCATCGGCGCACAGTCCCAGCGTTACCATCTACAACTCAGGTCCAAGTGTTATCTACCTGGGTGGTTCTGATGTAACGTCAGCGACTGGATTGCCGCTGTATGTAAACGCAGAAGTGGCATTCCCCAACGCACCATCTACTCTCTACGCGATTGGAGCGGTGAGTACCACCGGTACCGGAACCACGCTTGCGTCAAACGCTGCCGCTGGCGGTACCACGGTGGCGCTAACGTCATCCGGTAACTACAGTGTTGGTGAAGTACTCGTCGTGGGTGCCAGTGGTGCGGCAGAAACTGTTACTGTGTCCACTCTCACTGGTGGCACCGGAATCAGTATCACTAGTCCAACTCGTCTTGATCACGTCAATGGCGGTACTGTTGCACTTGTACTTACCTCACAATCCACTAACCTGAGTGTTACGGCGCTGTCAGTCTAATGGCATTGGATCTTGGGCAGGTCGTAGTCGGTGGTACCGCAGTAACCGTACTGCGTGTACCACCCGGTCCATTTACACTGGCACTAGTAGCAAGCGGTACCGCTGTAGCGATTGGTACCGGTACGGCAGTTACTGTTGCCACGGGAGCTCTCGTTGGTACCAGCTCGACTGTTACCTACGTGGGGTACCCAACTAGTTCTGGCAGCACGTTGTATGCCATCGCTGCCAGCTCTGCAACACTTAGTTACCATTTGTGTACTGATGAGTGAAGGAAACTAAACATGAGTGAGACGGTTTCATTGCCGCCAGGCTGCCAAGGTTTTACTACCATGCGTGGTGAGGTACTGAAACCTAACTCGAATGGCACGATCACTCTCGAAGATCACGACGCTAAGTCACTGCGCAGCTCGCAGCACCGGAGCATCGGCCTGGTAACACCGATGTCTTTCAGCCTGGGAACCAAAACCGGCACGCGGTGTACCGCGTGCCGGTTTCATGGTCAGGCTTGGGCCACGGAATGTCCGCGGTGTCATGCTGAGATGGTGTCAGATGCTCAGGTGTAGCTCGGTCGCTCGGTGTCCTGGATGTTGACTACCACCTCGTTAGTCACAGTGGTAACGTATGGCGTGCTCACGAGAGTGATCGAACCGGGAATGTAGCGATTGTCATCCTTTTGCGGTATACCATCGAGTGATCAAGCGACCATGTCATTCAGTTCTCGCTGAAGGTAACGACGACCGTCGTCACCGCTGACACTGAGTTCCAGATTCAACTCCACGCGGTACCTCGGACCTGCCTTATTGCCACCACCATACTCGGGAAGTCCCATAGCCGTGAAGAGACGGTTCGCAAGGTCCAGCTTGATCGTCTCAGCCCTGGCGTACCAGAGGATGCGAGCTCGCATGGAACGAAGCCGAGCCGCGTAGTTGGTGTCTTCGGGTACCAAGCCGAAGTCAGCGTCCCCATCGCAGTATTCGTCCATCACCGCGTTGAAGTAACGGTGTCGCTCACTGCACCAGCGCATTTCGCTGCTGACTCGGTCCAGCTCATCGAGAAGCTTGGTGATGGCTTCCTTGTACTGGTCACGAGTGACAACGATGGTAAGGTCGAGAGTCGCGGTATTCGAGGCGGTTTCTGACGTGGTTTCAAACATAGTTCCTGGCCTTTTCTGTTCCGGCTTTGGTTCCGTAGCTTCACTACTACGGTGAAGCTAACCCGAGATAGCGTACTCGAGTTAGCTACATCGCTGCAGGATCACTTAGTGCTGCGTTGCTTACCGGCCAGCCACCGGATACAAGGCGTCGTTGTTGAAACCTTCCACCCAGTGACCCTTAACCGGGTACTGGCGGCGGGAGAAGACAGGGACGCCATCCACAGCTGCCTTCTCCGCATCACCCATCTGCTCACGGATACGAAGTGCGGCAGCATCTGCTTGCTTCGTCCAGTAGTCGATGGCCCACTTCGCGTACCGGTACGCCTCGTCGAGCTCAGGGCTGATCTCAGCGACCGTGCCTTTGACAGCATCCGGGTGCAGTTCGATGAGCTTCTCACGAATACCCTTCACGTCCTCGGGTACGGCGAGCGGAGCGGGCTGCGGGCGGACGATGCTGGTGTCCTGGCTCACGGGTTCCTCCTTGGTTCCTGTTCCTGGTTACGAGGCTTACTATACCACCTTGGCTGGGTGGTGTAAACAACCTCAGTCCAAAATCTCCCAGTCTTCGGCGAGGATATCTGTTTGTGCACCAGCAAACACTGACATCGGTCCTCGACCCGGATAATCCATCACGAGTAGTGCAAAAGGCTCTTTTTGCAGACGTAGTACAGGTTCATACCCGATGTCTCGCCAGGCCACACGATAAACGCTACTACCAGCTTTTACTGCCGTAAGTGCCTCACCAAAATTTACCATGTAAGTATAGTACCACCTCAATTAGGTGGCGTACACAAATACAGGAGGCAATATGCCACTTTACGCCCGCGCTGACGTGATGAGCGTCAGCATCGGCCAAGCGCACGGAGGGTGTGGAAACTCCCACACTCGACCCGTTGTGCAAGGCGCCCCAGTTAAAATCTGGAAGCTTGCGTGCTCCCAGTGCCAAGGATACCTTGCCAACGACCCGCTCTGGTCAGGGAACCTGGCTGACATCCCCTCGACACCTGATGAGGAACGCGGTAAGGAAAACGCGGATATCCTCTTCGCTCGCAACCGTGACGATGTCATGACGATGGCACTCGCTCGGATCGCCGGTATGCCAGCGGGTGACCTGATGAAGAACGTGGCCATCCAGACCGCCGAACAGGGCACGGTCAGATGCTCGGATGGCCACGATAATTTCCCCACCGCTCACTTCTGTGGCGAGTGTGGGATACAACTCGGTGTGATAAAGCAGCCTGTCAGCACAGCAGCTGTTACCGCCGAAGCACCGTCGCCAGCTCCCGTGGTCGAGCCAACTGCGGTATCTAAGCCAGTTCGCCAGCCACGTCAGTCACGTGAGATGCGTGAAACACGGCCTGCTCGGGTTATCCCACCGGTAGGACCCACGTCACTCGAGGATGACATCAGCAGCGTACCGAGTATCTGAAATACCAGCAGCCAGGCGGTAAAGTGATCCGCCTGGCTGCTGGACTTACCGGTGTCGGTTACTCGTCGAGCAGGCCGAGTGCTCCATTCGGACCAGTGAGTTGGCCACCTGTGTAGTGCTTGAGCAGGAACGCGAGCAACGCCGGTGCTGTTCCTTTCACGATGCACATTGGCCAGCCACCGCCAGGGCCATTTTCAATCAAGACAGTCACGGTTACCAGACCGGCACCGTGGTCGTGCGTGCCCTCGAGAGCGGTGAGCACTGACCGGTCGTCACCGTAGGCGAAGTCGAGCGGTATGACGATTTGCGGAAGCTCAGTCGTGACTGCGGTTGCGGTTTCCATTTCGGTTCCTTTCGGTTGCCTTGCTGTGGCTACGTAGCCAGTATACCACGGTTGCCTAGCTGTGTAAACAGGCTAGTGGCCGCGCTTAGCCACACCGCATGAACTGGCTGTGATCCAGGATGCTACGCAGCGCGGTAATGCGCCTGTCCAGCACCATCATAATCGACAACCGGACTGGACTGATGATCAGCGCTGGATCCAGGTCGTGCCGCAGGTGCTTACTCGGCATTCGGTTGAACTGGAACACTACCGCGCTTCCAGTCCGTGGCGCGGGTAACGGGTCCCACCGTCAGTACAATCTCTGGTCCCATGCCACGCTGCCAGACGCTTGCCGCGTTCATAGCCTGATCGTAGCTTTCAAAGCCAGTGACGATGTTACCGCCATCGAGCGCGAAGCCAAACTCCTGGTCCTGTGCCGATGCCATATCGTGCTTCCTTTCTATTCTGCTTCTGCCTGTAAGGCAATCATACCAACTTGCCGGCGCAATGTAAACAAGCTACTGAAGGTAATCAGCGAAAATTGGAATTTCATTATACCACGTTGCCGATGGGAGTGCCAGCACATGACAACACCCACCGGCCCGCTGTCGCCGTACGTCACACCTGAGGTACTGGTTACCGCTCCCACGGGTATATCATGGTCCACGATTCCACCAGGCAGCGGTGTCACCCCCGCGATGCGATACGCGGAGCAGTCCAACCTGTGTGCTCGGTCCACTGCTCAGACTGACTCGTACTGCAACCAGGTACTCCGAGCCACGCTGGACACCGAGGTGTTCCGCGGTCCTGACTTCCGGGTTACCATCCAGAACGGCTCACGTAACGGTCGGATCGTGCTACAGCGTGGACCGGTGCTCGACGTGGTGGCGATCCAGGTTGCTGCCGCAAACGTGTTCCCACGTCAGTGGATCTCAGTTCCCAGTGGTTACTTCGAACCGGAGTACCCACCCATCGGCATCTACGGCTCGAGCGCACCATCATCAGCGGGTGAAGGTGGCCAGTCCATCATCATCGCACCTGGCTACGTGAACTGGGACAACGGCCGCCAGGGCGTGATCATCCAGGTGCAGTATTACAACGGATTCCCACACTGCGGGTTGACTGCAACCGCGACTGCTGGTGGCAGCACGCTGACCGTGGATGATTGCACGGGTTGGGCCATCACCACGCCGTTCTCAAATGTCACTGGTGCTGCTGGTACGGTCCTCGATTCCGGTCAGCAAGAGCTGGTGCAAGTCACCGCAGCGAGTGTTGTAGCGGGACCTGGAACGCTGACGCTCGCCGCACCACTCGCGTTTTCTCACCAACCTGGTGTCGTGGTAACGACGCTACCGCAGTCGGTGACCTGGGCGAATATCCTCTTCGCCTCGAGTATGGCAATGACACGAGGTGCTACTTCCACCACGGTGCAGGGTATCCCAGGTGGGAGCAGTGACGGTGGTGGTGCGAAGGTAGCCACGCTTACTCAACAAGCGCAGTCGCTGCTAGCACCATTCCGGAGAGTAATCTGATGGTAGCGCCTTTGTTTGGTGATTTGGTCGCGGTAAAGCGGCAGATTGATCAAATCGCGCTAAAGCGTTTTACAACTCTCATGCCAGTAGCACCGGACATCGTTAAGGTCGGCGCTGAGGGTTACATTCACGGATTTATCTGCGTGCGGCCTCCCTGTGGGAAACAGCCAGACAAACTCAAAGCCTCAGATCTTTCAGTCAAACGCGATGGCACCGTGGTTCATAAACCGTCTGGCTATGCGGTTGGACATATCGGTAAAAATGATGCTGGTAAATATGTAACATCTCATTCAGATGCTCATGTCTCTAATCATAAGGATCGGTCGACCGCAGTATCAGCGTTGGCGAGTCATTACAATTCCGGCAAAACCAAACGCGACGTCGTTGAAGAAAAAATACCGGTTAAAATCAATGAGAATCCAGTCAACGATGTCGTAGATTCTACGACGAGCGTGCCAGTAAAGTCGACAGATGACGCTAAAAATGCTGCCATATCATTGAATGCCGGTAAGCTACCGGCTGAAACCGCTTACACGCGCCGGCTTCACCATGATATCGATGCTTACACACGTAGCCCTATGGCTGGTATCAGTAATGCGATGCGAGAAGCGGTGATTGCCTCGCCGTCTAACGCACCTTCACTTTACCGTGGAATCCAGACCACCAAATTTGATGCGGCTACACACCGGCGCCTTAAGGACCTAACCGCTCTTAAGCCAGGTGATACCTTTGATCATGGTATCGGTTCATGGAGCTCTCGTGAGAATATTTCCGGTGGTTTTTCTGGTCGCAATAAGCCAGTTGAATATCATCCGGAACAAGAACGTATCGGTGTAATCCTGAAGCTTGAACCAGGTGCGCAAGCGCTTCAGCTAGAACCATATGCCGCATTGGACTTTAAGGATCAAGCTGAGTGGCTATCTGGCGGTAGCCTACAAGTAACTGGTCAGGTAACACGTGATAAAAGAAGTGGTGTGTTTACCATCCCAGTTCGTCAGGTACCAAACAGCATAGAAAAAGAAAGCACCGCATTCACGAGCGCTCAGACTCGTCAAAACGAGATTGCTGAACGCGAAGCAATAAGCGCCAGACCGGTATTGCAATCAGAAGTGCAGCAAAAAATTGACGCTATTCAAGGTCTTGGTGGCCGCCATGGCGGCGCGATTGGTGCGCAATCTGCAGATGTAATTCAGGCTATTGTCACCGGTGATTCAAGCGCCGCCGGCAAAATTAACGCTCTTTACGCGGCAGTAAGCGCCGAAATAAAAGTAAATGGTAAGGTTAACGGCAAAAAGTGGCGTGAGGCGGCGCAACAAGATCTCGAAAACATTTCAGTGTTGCAGCAATCATTCGCATGATCTTAGCAAGTGTTTTGATATAAGCTAATAAGCAAGCCGCTGCTAGCACCATTCCGGCGAGTGATCTGACCCATCGCTTCAGCCAGGGTGGCACTCATTATCGTAGTGACCCTGGTACAGGCCGTACCCGTAACCACTGGAAAATACCTCGCCGAGTACCGTGATCACGTCCACGCCGTCTTCCAAGCGATCAGCTGCCTGGTTCAATACGTGCATCTTTGTTTCAGCGTCCATTACATGCTCCGTTTCATTGCATAATCTGATGCGAAAGCACCGGCAATAACCTGCCGGTGCTTAAGCGAGTTTACCTGGTGTTATCGGTAAGTGACCAGCGATTCGTTGTCAATAAGCATCTGGACCACCTGGGGTAGTGCGGCAGCCTGCATGACGATAACTTTAGGAAAAACGTCTTCCACGATCACCTTGGCTTGCTCCATGATACTTGCGATCTGCTTGTTATCCATTTTTTGCTCCATTCCTGTTCCTGCCGGTGCTGATCACTGTCGCGTGTTACTTGACGTTGAAGCCGTTGATTGAGAAAGTCACCTTACCAGCAGTAAAATCGCGGTAACCGCTGGCGACGTGGAAGTCCAGGCCGATGTAGCTAGAGTCGCAGGAGTTGAAGTGAAGAGGTGCAGCAGTTGCGCCTGCCATCGTGGTCCAGATGTGTCCGGCGAGGTCCATCGCCTTCGCCGGTTCCGTGAAGATGCCACCGACTTGATCCGGCTGCGTGGGGTACTTCTCATCGTGGATGGTGAGCGTGTAAGCGATCATGGTTCTGTCTCCATTCCTGTTCCTGCCTGTAATTCAATTATACCAAACCATCAGGCTGATGTAAATAGCCGGTGTTAGAAACCGAGTCGCTTCAGATCCGCGTTCAGATGCCGAGCGCCAACCACGTGCCGATAGCTCACGTATGTTTCGCCGTTCACGTTGGTGAGCACCTCGAGGTCGGCGATGGCCACACCAGCTCGGATTGCCTTCGCCAGCCGGTTCGCCAGCGGCCGGCTCTTGCCCGTGCCCCAACCAGATGAGCGCTCGCGGTCCACGCCGGAAAACGTTGGCCAGACCGAGTAATGGGCGGGTGAGAACTTGTCTTCCGCCGGCTCCCAACGAATGTCCACGCCGGTGAACTTGACTTCTAGATGACCGAGGACTTCAACGGCCATTGCGTCCATTGTTTGATCCTTCCTGGTTTCTGCTGATAGTTCAATTATACCACATCAACGTGGTAGTGTAAACAGCTGATGTGTACTTTATCAAGCCCGCCAAAACAGAGGCCACGGTTCATCCATCAGTAAAGTCAGTTTACCAGCCAAGTATGATCAGATGTCCGTTTGTCTCAGCCTGTTTGAGGCCTTCACATTGAGACGGTAATCTGATGACCATCGGCGTCACTCAGATTACCGTTTTATTCACTTGACTAGAATGCGAATAGAACTGTCAAGGCGATAACGCGTGATTACGTGACCAGTTCCATCGTTTGTACGGACGACAAAGTGGTCATCTTCTACCTTACCAGTCTCTCGACCAAAACCCTCGATACCGTTCACGTGCCCAAATGAGACGAATACCGTGAACTGTTCACCAAGCTTCTCGATCAGGTCACTGACGATCCACTTCTGCGGGCGCAGTCCCTGAGCCTTGGCCTTTGGACCATACCATCTCGTGTACTTGCTCATTTCCTGCTCCATTCCTGGTTCCTGCTGGTAGTTCTATTATACCACACTCGCATTATGATGTAAACAACCTGGAGGCGTCAATGACCATCGGCGCCACCCAGCTCGCCATCCAACAGATCATCAACGGTCTGCCACTCTACGGCAGCATCCCACCGCTCACCGCTTACATCACTCCGCCAGACCCGAATGACGAGGCGGACATCCCGACGGCGTACGTCTGGCCATCTCGTGGTGATGAGTCACGTACCAATAGCGGTCCAGCCGCTGGTACGCTACCACGGAACACTGGTCCGGGAACACCGAGCGGGTGGAAGAACGACGTCCACGCGATGGACGTGTGGATCGTGTACTTCGGGCAAGATGATGACCCGAACAGTGATACGTTGTTTCCATCGATCGTGGATGCTGTGATGAAGGCGTTCCGGACCTGTCAGAACCCGATCCTGGCAGTGGACCCGTATGATGAGACGCAATCGTGGCTTATCGACGTGGGTGAGAAGATGAGCTACCAGATAGATCTGCGGTCACTTAGCGATCAAAGTTACAATCGCTATGATGGCCAGATTTCACTAACGATTACTGAGCTGTTTCAATCGTGAGCGTGGTCACCGTATACTGCTCATCCAGGTACTTCACGGTGATTGGGGTACCGGGAAAACACGCCACGGCGCACCAGCCGAGGTTAGCGGCTAGGTTGAGCATCGCCTGAGCATCATCTTCTCCAAAACCCCACTGCTCACCGAGTTCGGTTAGTGCATCATCGTAATTCATACCAGTACTCCTACGTTTACTTCATTGAGCTTGACGTAGTCATTATACCATAAGAACGACCACATGAAGGGGTACGCATGACTGCCGCCTCGCTCAGCGCTGTTTATCCAGCATCTCTTACCTACCTCGGCTTGTCACGTCAGCCTGTACCAGGTGTGGCGCAACTCCCTGGTGTGTATCCTGGCATCAGTGGAATGGCGAGCACCATCCCGTTGGATAAGTCATCGTACGAACCACAGGATACGCCACATTGGTTGATGGATACATCCATCCGTGGTTCAATGGCTCAGGTCTTCCAGCTCATCCAAGGCCCGGAAGATGCCACTTTCAGCTACGGTGGCCCATTCTACGGTGATATTGAGGGATATTTTCTCGATAACACTTTCGGTGACATGTCATCAACTGGCAGCTCGCCAACCAACGGCGTCTCATTCGGTGGCACCATCCCCATCGGGGGCGTGTCTGCTACCGTGTCATCAGTAGCGGGTTACGGTACCGGTTCCACGGTACAACTCGATACCGGTTCCATCGCTGAGGTCGTCATCATCAGCGCCATCACCGGCACCGTTATCAGCTTCGCGAATACGCCCACTCGGTTCGCTCACCCCACCGGTTCCGCGTGGACGGTGGCGGGGCCGTATACCCACACATTCGCTATCCTCAACAGCGGCAGCGGCCAGCCACCATTGCTCACCGCGACAGACTACACTGGCATCACTGCGGTGACAGGTGCTCGTTCTTACTCAGACTTGTGCTGCAGCCAGGTCGACATTACCGGTAATACCGAGCAACTATTCGAGATGAAGGTAAGCGGTAACTCGTGGCTGAGCGTTCCGGCTGCTGGATCCGGTAAGCCGGTCAACGTACCATCACCTGCAGTACCAATCGCTGCTTGGGAAACTGTCATCGACATCGGTGGTAGCACCATGACGCAGGCAGGCGAATATGGTTTCAGCATCAAACGAGAGCTACAGGTTTACTGGACCGCGCAAGGTACTCAGTCACCATTCATCATCGCCCGTGGTACACTCGATGCCACAGCTTCACTCATGTACTCGGTGGCAACTGATGAAACCGGTTTGACACGCATGCTTCAAAACGAGCAGCCACCGATGCAGGTCACCGTTACCAACGGCCTCAGTGGTACCAACCTGATCCAGGTTGTTATCAATGCTCAGGAAGCTGGTTACACGAGTGCAAAGCCAAACCGGTCATCGGTACTAGTCGGATATGATGATGAGATCCAGTGCATCGCCAACTCCACGAACATCGGTGGATCTGGTGGTCTCGGACCAATTACCGTCAGTTTGACGAATAACGTTCCCACTTACTAATCAGTACTCCACCTCACGTGGCTGTGCGATGTTAATTCGTCTGTTATCCCGTTGACCCTTATTGTAAGCGATGATGATGTCACTTGCGTTGCGTGACGTGTCGTTCGCGCTGTATGGTGCTGCTCGTTCTGGCGTAATCTTACTGAGACCGCGGATCATGAGCTTGTCATCACAGTCATAACTATGGATGACATACCATACTCCCTGGATGACATTGGCTTTTAGCCAACCAACTTCATCTTCACGGTTTTCGATGACATTGGCTAGCACATACAGTGTCCTGTCGAGTGCCAGTTGATCTCGCTGGTACAAATTAGTAACTGTATTAACCGCACTGATGGTACGCGGTGTGTTACCCTTGGTGATGTTCAGGCCGTGGTTATTAGCCATAGCCGTAACACCAACAGCGATATCCTCACCATCTGACAGATGAGCCGTGTGCTTCCAGTACGCCGTTACGAGCCGGCGAGTGCTGTTAAGTGCGACAAATTCTAGGCCAGGAGTATCACTGTAACCGATTCGGCACAGGATTTCAGCATCTTCGCCGAGCTTAACTGCAGCTGCTTCAACGCGATGTTGGCCATCATCGAGAAGATGAGTACCATCTGAGCAGATGATCACGACAGGGTCATCGAAACGGTGTGGTTGCCACTCATTTACGATTTTCGTGATGTGCTGCTTGTTAGGTGTTCGCTGAAATGATGGTTTCATCAACCTCAGCTCATTGATACGGAACATCTTACGTCCCAGTGTCAGGCTGTCCAGGTACTCAGCCCGTGCTTCAAACTGCTCCGCGGTGACGTTAATCTGCAAGTGCCTCTCCAGTCATCGTTCCGTGTTCCTGTGTACTACTATACCATCTGTTACCGGTGGTGTAAACAAGAGTACCAGCAGCCAGGCTGCTGGTACTGTGATTGCGTGAGGTATGAGTATCATTGCAGGTGGTAGGACATGCTTCGTACCAGATCAACTACATCTTCTCTGCGAGAACCAGACTTTCGATCGAAACGGTAGTTGATCGCCCGGTCATCGATGTAAGCTGAAGCTGCAACTTTCATGTTGGTGACTAGGACTCGACGTGGATCATTCCAGGACGTGCAAACACGGCTCCTGTCGATGTAAACCAAAACGCCGTGGGAGCGAAGTACTTCACCGGTCTGGATGACCGAGCGGCAGGTGGAAACTGCAACCGCGTAACCGGCTTCCTGAAGATCTGTGATCAGGCTGACATCGATGCGACCATAAATAAGACCGTCATGCCAGCCTAGCTCAAATGAGTGAAGTACACCATCGAAGTCAACTGATGCGCATTTCATTGGTTTTTCTCCCGTTCCTGTTCTTAGTTACAACTATATCATAGCATCACGTTAATGTAAATACCAAGCTGCTGGTGTAATGGATGGGCCTACACCATGTAGACTCCGAGAACGTGATCACTCTGCGGCTCGAGTAGCAAGCCACTCGGAATGCCTGTGGGAGCCGGGTACTGTGCAACGCCAGAAAATGCGTCACGAACTGGTGTTGCCTTATCTGGGCTGTCAGACCCGAGTGGACAGGCATCAGCGAAATACACCGCCCACTCCACGGGTCCATCCTCCCACACGATCTGCCAGTTCTTTCGCTGATCCTGACGGAGGACTGGAAAATCACACGTGGTGGCGATGATGTAGCTTGCATACACTTTCTTGACGGCGCTTAGTACTCGTACGCTGTTGAACTTGGTGGTACGGGACTCACTCATCTTTACCTCATTCCTGTTCCTGCGATTAAGTACATTATACCACATCATGGTGGTGATGTAAATACCCAACGTCTCTTGATGGGAGAGTCGTGACATGAAGGTTGACCTGCCCTCTGGTGCAACAGCAGAGATTAGAACCGCACTTCGCGCCAAAGATAAATTCGCCGTTCAGAATGCTGTCAGCATCGTCGGTTCCGGTGAGGCATCTGGTGGCACGTTGTCACTCATGGAAACAGCGTTGCTATCTCGGCTGCTGGAAGACTGGTCACTGCCAGATGAGCTACCGAGTCGTCATGCGTGTCCGGAGTGCACCGGCAGTTCGAAGCTGTGGCACGAGCATGTTCGTGATGCTTTCGGTGAAGCACTGGATATCGATGACTGGAACGCACTCGAAAAGATTTTCGCACCAATGCTAGCCAAGGTGGTGGATGTCCCAAACCTCGAGACGTCACCCGCCTCCGCGGCCTCTTCATGAGTAATGGTAAGTATGAATTGCCACTCCCGGAGAAAATGCCACCTGATACCTTCACAAAGCGATTCTTCGCCAGGACGTATGGGTTCACTGAAGAGATGACCGAAGAATCGTCACTTGATGCGGTGACGTGGTGGCCGGAAATCGAAGCAGCAGAAGCACATGCCATCGAAAAGAAAGGTAACGCTTCTTCACCACCATCTGGCCCACGTCGGAGGTAAGCATGGCTACTGGCTTCGAGAGTCTCGAAGACGCACTACAACGCCTGATTGATCACGCAGATGAGGCAGCAAAAGCAGCGGCGAAGGCGTCTGGTGCGGTTCTCATTCGTGGTGTCCAACTCGAGCTAAGCCGGTCGTCTCACCCAGCTGGTACACCAACTCCATCACCACCTGGCTCACCACCATCGCTTATCAGCGGTCAACTTCGTCGGTCCGTGAAGATGACGAGGCTGGAACCAACAGGTAATGGACAGTGGACCGCGACCGTGGGTGGTACGACGGTGTACGCGAGAATCCAGGAATTGGGCGGCTGGGCTGGTAAAGGTCACAAGTCTCACCTGCCACCTCGGCCGTACGTGGCACCGGCACAGCTGAAGTGGCAGATGAAGGCACGTGATGCGGCGATTAGTGCGTTCAAGAACGCGTGCGGTTTGTACTAAATGACTTCCGCGTACTTTGCCAGCTCTTCCTGATACTTCCTCAGCCAGTAGTAGCTCTTCTCAGGGAAACGATTTGGATCAAACCTGGTGATACCTGCGACCGTGGCGTCATACATTGCCTGTTGGAACGCATCCATTTCTTCGATCACTTCTTGCTCCATTCCTTGTTCCTGATAGTTCCATTATACCACACTACCACCGTGATGTAAATAGCTGAGTGGAGGCGATCCGTGGCCACCGAGTTGCCTCCCGCAATAGCTAAGTTTACCGCTGACATCACGCAGTACACTGAGCCGCTGCAGAAAGCCATCGCAGCTACTCAACAATTCGGTGACCGGACCGATACCGCAGCGTTGAAGGCTCGGCAGATGGGTCTGGAGACCATGGAAGCGGCAGATAGGGCTGCTGCTGCCATGGACATCGCAAAAGACGCGGCTAGCAAGTACGCTGATGGTGAGATTGAACTCACTGTCGCGACAAAAGCTGCTACAGATGCTACGAAGAGCCAGATCAAAGCTGATCTCGAGTTGGCAGCGTTGCAAGAGGCGATTACCAACGCGAATAAAAGTCTCTCTGACTCAAATGAAAAGGTGGCAAAATCAGCTGAAGATGCATCTAACCAGAGTTTCATGGAAATGGGGATGCTCAAGAAGATCTGGGTGATAGCCGGCTTCGCTACTAGTTCTTTGGAACCGATGGCTGCTGGGCTTATTGCTATCACCGGTGGTCTCCTATCCGGCATCGCTGCAGCTGGTATCGGTCTCGGTGCTTTCGCCTTGGTTGCGAAGAGCTCATTTACCACCGCATCAACAGCTGCCACAGCCGCTGCTGCTGCCAATACAGCTTACGCTTCTTCAGTAAAATCTACTCAAACGCAATATGCGAAAATTGCCGACACAGCAACCACAGCATTCCAAAGACAACTCGTGGCTCAAGGTGAAGCTGGGTCAATTGCGCAAGCACAAGCCACGAAGGTTGCTGCGCTTAAGGCAGCATATGCAGGCTTGAACAGCGGGCAGATTGCACTTGCTCAGTCAATCACCACCGCAAAAACCAGCCTTACTTCATTCGAGAAAGCTAACTCATCCGGCGTATCG